AGGCGAGTGGAGGGAGAAGTTGCAACTTCAGTTTTCTTCTCTGCAGTATCACAACGTCCAATTTGGATTGTGATCTTGTCGTAAAAGAAGGAGTCCGGGATCGTATTCATTGCTTCTTCCAGGCGGGCATAATCGCCCGCTGGAACTGAAACAGTGAAGTATCCCAGGTGATACCTGACCCTGCTTTTGTCGAAGTCAGAAAGCTGCACTTCTACATCTCCTTATCAATTAATTATAAAAGTACGTAATCAACCAAGAATGCCACCGAGAAAATCACTGGTAGCAGCGGATCTTCCGGAAAGGAATGGGTTGCCGGTTGAATAAGAAGACAAGAAGGACATTGGATTAAGGGCTTGTGAAATAAGCCCTCCTACTAATTGCTCTTTCAACCCCTGCTCGAATGTTTTCTTAGGTTCTTTCTTGTACTCTTGACCATACATAAAAGCTTTAAGTATTTCTTCTGTGCGAGCAGAAGTATCTGCGGTGGGCACTGCGGAAGCAGGGGCATCAGAAGTGCGGGTAGTAGATGCTTCTGGGAGTTCGCTCATGTGGAACGATTGCAGCTCATAGGGGCCAGTGCGCAAACTTGCAACGTTTCCTGCACCACCTTGATTTGCGTGCGTAGCAACAGATCCTTGTCCCAAGAAACGAAGCTGCGTCCCCTCTGGAAGCTTGCCGTAATCTTCTCCTCTATGCTCTCTTTGGTCACCATGCACAGGATGCGTGCGCATGCCCATGGGACTGGTGAGTTCTATGCCAGGGGATTGAACAAAGCTTTCACCTTCTTTCTTAAAGAAAGGAGTCCAATCTTTTTCGCCTGGCTTGCGGTACTGAAGGTATTGCCCAATATCTGTACGAGCCTGAGAAAGAGGGAAACGCTTCCCATCTTTCATTACTTCAAAATGACCGTGTGGTGCTGTAGAAGTGCCAGTGGAACCAATGCGGCCTAAATATAGGGCAGGACCGTTAGACATTATCTTTTTCTTTTTATTCTAAAAGCAAAAACCCCTGGTTTCCCAGGGGCTAGAAGGAGATGAGATTAGACGCGGATTAAATTAGCCGCTATTACAGAATCCCAGTCAACTCGCTTGATTTGCTTCAGCTGTTCGAGATTGTTAAATCTTTCACCCGATAAGGACATCTGGAGATCTTTAATCTCCCGAGCTGTCTTAAGGCCGATGCCCTTAATATGATCTGCGATCATCTGGGCGGTCGCCCCATTGATGTTGAGGCGAGTATCAGGCGGGAAGGAACGGGGTTCTTCTTGTGCTGCCTTATCTTTTACCTGAAGCGTTTTAACCTTTTTGGTTGCTTCTTCATCTGGCTGAAGCTCAGTCTTATACGCAGTGAAGAGGCGACCGTCCTGGTCTTCGACCATGAACCAATCGCCATCATCCCATTCGCTAACAACTTTTACTCGTGTGCCAGTCTTTTTGTGCTGATAAAGCATAAGGACCAGAGATAATTTCTGGTCCTAGTTTAACTTATTCAGCTAACGGTGCGGCCTTCGAGATATCCGTCGATATCTTCGTAACCAGCAGCAACATCGGGCTGGATGTAGCAAACTTCCACAACCAGGTAACCAGTCTTGCTGGCATTGGAGTCACCGCTGGAGATGTAGAAACCGCCAGAGGTTGCAAGACCAGTGGTGGTGCTACGAGCGAAGACCTTGAAGGTTTCAGCGGAGGAAGTCTCGCGATAAACGCCGGACTGCACCACACCAGCAGCGCCGGTAGCGGTCAGGAAAGGCAGGGTGCTGTAAGCAGCCGAGCCAGCAGCGAAGAAGATTTCGCCAACCTGGGTGCCAGAGGTGGTAGAGGTCAGGTTTGCCTGGCCGATGGCTTCACCGACACCGGTGGAAGCCACAGGACCGCTGGAATCGCGGCAGAAGGTGATCACGTTGCCGGTGGCAGCATACACACCAGAAGCAACGCGGCCATCACCCCAACCGGAAGCCACGGAAAGGGTGGCGCGGTAGACGTAAGCGGGGGTGGTGGAGTCACCAGAGATCACCATGCCGGTGATGTTGGGGCGGGTGTCGTCATTCCGGTAGGGGGAAGGAACGATCACGCTGGCTTCTGCCACTGCACCACCACCAGAGGTGGCGGTAACAGCGACGTAACCACGCTGCTGGAAGTACTTCCAACCGGGGACGGCCAACACAGCAGTGGGGCCGCCCTTCGAAGCGTTGTTGGTACCGGAATCGTTGGTATCAACGTTCTTGTACCAGCCGTTCAGAGGCTCTGCCCAGTTACCCGGGTAGATCTTCTTAGAGGACAAATAGGTCATTATCTTTACCTATGTAATGAAGTAACAATTAATTATCAGAGCACGCCGTCATCAGAGACGAAGCTGTAGGCGGTGGTGACGAAGTCCTTGTTCAGGATCTCGAAGCCAGCGTACAGTTGCCAGATCAGGATGATGAAACGGCTGAAGTCGTCGTTGTTGTTGATGAGCACCTGAGCGTTCGGGCCGCCGATGCCAACGCCAACAGACTGAGGACCGAAGAAGTAACCCTGAGCAACTTCCTGGGAACCGAAGCTCGAACCGGCGTCGAAGGAAGCGGTAACACTCTTGGAGGGGAAGTTGGTCGACTCGAAGAACTTCACACCTTCGAACTGAACGCCAGTAGGCATCACAGGTTCGCCAGCCAGGAAGTAGGCCTGACCAGCCTGGGGACCCATGTAGAAGCTGGAGTTGTTAGGCATCATGGGGTTACCCATGTACATGCCTTGACCAGGATTACCAGCGTAACGAGCGATCTCACGGAAGTCGGGATCACGACGCAGGTGCATCATGAAGGTGGGATCGCAGATGCAGCGATACAGACCATCAGCAAAGGTAGGAACGTTGCGCTTACGCAGGTCCTTAACAGTGGTGAGAAGGTCGGTAGCAACCGAGAACTGCTGGACTTGAGCGGTGTACTCAGCGGCGGTGTAGGAGATACGACCAGAAGAATCCTTGATCTTGCCACCAGCGAAGTAGTAACCACCCTGGGAACCAGAGGCGGCACCGTTGGCTTCAGCTTTAGCCAGTTCGTCAATGAAGACGCGGTCACGCCAACGGCGATAGTCGTCGAGCAGGGTCAGAGAACCGATGCTCTGGTGGAACATGTTCAGGTTGCCGGTGTCCAGCAGCAGGCGCTGGGCGGTAACCAGGGTTTCCCGAGCAATCTTGAAGGTGCTGGGCTGGGTGGGATCACCCGGGTCCGCAGGACCGGTGTATTCCTTAAGCACCACCAGGACTTTCTCCTTGGTGATGTTGCGGCTGTTAGCAGTACCAATGGTCTGGTCAGCAATACGCTCGCGGCTGTCCTTGGTACCAGGGGTTCCCCAGAACTTGTAGCGATCCAGCTGAACAGTTTGACCAGGCTGACGGGTGAAGTCGTGGACAACCACGGGCTCAACCGCCATTTCCGCGATGTAAGCAGGGTGGGGACGATAGAGTTCCGCACCAAGAATCTTTGGAAAATCGTTATCGATGAACACTTTGTTTTATCCTCCAGTGTCGCAGGAAGTGTTTAATGGGTGAAAGATTCAGACATTGGTATGTCTTATCTAACACAAATTTTAGCAGTCGGTAATTTATTCAATCACCGACATACTTATCACTCCATTACAAACAATTTGCTTGCAACGGCTTGGGGTTGAGCCTGGTTCAGAAGACGCCAGGCATTTTGGGGATCGCGAGCCATCTGATCGCTGAAGCCACCCCAGAAATCGCCTTCCACTTGGGGAGCAGCGGCAACAGGGGGAGCAGGCATTTCGCTCAGTTGGGCCATCGCGTTATTCACCGGAGCAGTGGGATAACCACGGGTCTCCAGTTGGGCCTCGTTTTCGTAAACGGGATACGGACCCTCAGGACCGAAGAACTTCAGCGTGTAGTCGCTGAGAACGTCGGGGTTGGTGAGGATCTCGTTGTAAGCCAGGTTCTCTTGATGCTCGTTAACAGCAAACTGGGCATAACCCTGAATGGTGTTAGCTGCGCGATTTCCCCACTCGACGGCGCTGTCCACCAGACCCTCGAGTTGAACCGCGTAGTTGTTCAGAAGTGCCGGAGCTTCGATCCCGAACGCGTCCATCACCTGACGGCTTTCCTGGCTCATTCCCACCAGATCCGCGATTTGCTCCAAGGAGGGAGTCGAGGAGGTTTGGGAATAGTTGGGCGAGGATTCCTGGCTGGGTGACCAGGTCAGCGGAGCCGATTGTTGCGTAACTTGGCTGCTGGGCTGCCCGTAGTTGGCCGGGGTAAACTGTGTCGTCTGAGGCGACTGTTGACCCTGGAACGGGGATTGGACTGGACTGCTCAGGAGCCCCACCACCTTGTTGAATGCCGATTCCCAAGGATTCCCCGCCGAGGTTTCCACCGGTTGGGATTGGGGGACGGATTGAGACGGGGCGGATTGGTAGCTGGGGGCCGCCTGGGGCACCGCTTGGGGGTAACTCGTACCCACCTGATAAGCCACTGGTGCCGGTGCCGTCGGGGCTGCCGGTGCCGGAGCTGCCGCCACGTAGCTGCTGGGAGCTACTGCCGCTGGTGCTTGGCTCGTCTGTGGGATCGATTGGACGGTAGCGTCCTGCATAACTCATCTCCTTTTG